ATGAACATCCGAAACATTCAAAATCTGAACTTTCAGGTCTCGGTGGTAAATTCATATTACTATAGTCAACTTTTGGTGTTGTTGGTGTTGTTTTTGGTTTTTCTCTTTTTGAGATGTCCATCGCCAAGTGTTTAGCCCCTGTTGATATTGCTTTTGTTCTAACATAGTAACAAAGTGTTTTCAATCCACTATCCCAAGAATGGAAATGTGATGATGTAATCTTTGATAATGTTGGGTTAGACATATAGATGTTCATTGATTGTGATTGATCAATAAATGGTGCTCTATCTGCCGCCATATCAATAAGTTGTTTTTGTGAGATCTCCCAAATTGTTTTATACTTAGGTATCAAATGTTCAATTCTTTTAACTTTCTTGTTGTAGTTTTTATCTTCAGGGTCCAAATAATTGTTAAAATTAATATTTTGAATTGATCCTTCATTAAAAATGATTTCGTTCTTAAGGTCTTCTGACCAAATTCCAATCTTTTCAAAATCGTTAATTAGATATTTGTTAACAATCATGATTTCACCTCCTACAACTCTTCTGTTAAAGATTGCTGAGTGAGCCGGTTCTGTCATTTCATAAGAACCTGTAATCTTAGCCGAAGATGCCACAGGCATTTGTGCTGTAAATAAAGAGTTACAAACACCGTATTCAGAAACATTCTTTTTCAATTTATCCCAATCCCACATTCCTGAAAGTTTTGTTTCATCCAATCCCCACATATCAAATTGGAATTGTCCTTTTGACATTGGTGACCCTTTGAAAAACTTGTAAGGTTCGTATTTACCATTCATACATAGCTGGTTACTTTCGTAGATCGCCGCATAATAGATAGTCTCAAAAATATCTTTATTTAATTTTTTCGCTTCTTCTGATGTGAAGATATAATCCATTAAATAAAATACATCCGCTAACCCTTGTGTACCAATCGCAATTGCTCTTTGTTCTAAACCACCTTTTCTACCTTTTTCTGTTGAGTAGTTGTTAATATCTACCACTTTATTAAGTGATTTAACAACCTTTCTAACCTCAGTGAATAATAACTCAAAATCAAATTTACCTGATTTAATAAAGTTTTTTAAAACCATAGAAGATAGAGTACAAATGGCAGTAGTCTCTTCATCTGTGTATTGATAAATTTCATTACACAAATTAGATTGTTTGATCACCCCAATGTTTTGGTGGTTAGTTTTCTTATTAGCATTGTCTTTAGAACATAAATAAGGAACACCTGTTTCTACTTGTGATTCAATAATTTTAGTCCAAATATCTTGAGCTTTAACTTTCTTACCAAGACCCATAGATACCGCTTTGTTATAAACTTCTTCGTATTCTTCACCATAACATTCTTGTAATGGTGTAAGACCGGCCTTTTTAATATCATTAGGACAGAATAAATACCAATCACCATTATTTCTAACAGCTCTCATGAAATTATCAGGAATCCAAAGTGATGTAAATAAGTCACGAGCTCTTAACTCCTCAGCACCTGTGTTCTTTTTAATATCTAATAAATCAAAAATGTCTTTGTGCCATGGTTCAAGGTAAATCGCCGCAGAACCTGGTCTACGACCTTGTTGATTAAAGAATCTAAGTGATTCATTAACAATCTTTAAATATTTTAAAAGACCACCAGCATAACCTCCTGAACTTGATATACGACTTTCTTTACTACGAATATTAGACATTGATAGACCAATACCGGCAGCGTCTGATGAAAATGTTGATATGTCAGTTAAGGTATCTAATAACCCCTTTCTTGAGTCAGCATCGTTATAGTGTAATACACAAGATGCTAACTGAGGAGATTTAGTTCCCGAATTGATCATGATAGGAGTTGCCTTTGAAATAAGTTGGTTTGAGAGTGATTGGTAGTACTCAAGAGCATCTGTGATATTTGTTGTTACCCATAAAGCAACTCTCATATACATATGTTGAGGTCTTTCAATTACTTTACCATTTGGTTTTTTTAACAAGTACATTTCTTGTAATGATCTCCAAGCAAAGTAATCAAAGTTATAATCATTTTCATGATTGATAGCCGCGTCGATTGTATCTTCACCATACTCTTTAATGATTTCAATTAACTTATCGTTAATAACACCATCTTCATAAAGTTCCATCATAGTTTGTGAAAAACTATCATTAGTTTCTTTGTGATAAGATGAAATCGCAACTGTTGCAGCTAATCTTGAGTAGTCATGATGACTTCCCGTATAAGAAGCCGCAATCTCATAAACTAACTTATCCAATTCTTTAGTAGTTACCTCACCTTCAGTTGGTACTGAAGTAATAACTTTAATGAAGATCTCATCTGAATTTACATTCAAACCTTTTGACGCTCTTTTAACCCTGTTGTATATTTTCTGTGGGTTAAAGGATACCGTATCTTCGTTTCTTTTATTTATTTTTAATGACATAATATATAATTTAAAAATCGTCCGTAAATGTTATTGTCTCGTTCAATTTTGCTTTTTGGTATTCCATTGTTCTAGACTCAAAGAAGTTACCTTTAGTCTCTACTGCAATTTGTTCCATGAATTTAAATGGTTGTTCTACATTGAACTCTTTACTACATCCCATTTTTACTAATAATCCGTCAACAACAAATTCCAAATATTGTTTCATTAAGTTTGAATTCATCCCAATTAAAGACACAGGAAGTGATTCGGTGATGAATTCTTTCTCAATCTCTAATGCCGAAAGTAAAATCTCTTTGATTCTTTTTTCAGAAGGTTTTTCTTCTAAATGATTATTCAATAAGTGAATTGCAAAATCACAATGTAAGTTCTCATCTTTAAAAATGAGTGAGTTAGCATTACATAAACCTTGCATAATACCTCTTGACTTCATCCAGAAAATAGAACAGAATGATCCCGAAAAAAAGATACCTTCAACCGCTGCGAATGCTACTAATCTTTCTGCAAACGACGCCTTTTCAATCCAATCTAAAGCCCATTTAGCTTTCTTCTGAACCGCAGGTAATCTATCAATAGCATTAAAACATTCATCTTTTTCTTTCGGGTTATGAATGTAAGTATCAATCAATAATGAATACATTAGTGAGTGAATGTTTTCCATTGCCAACTGAAATCCGTAAAAGAATTTAGCTTCAGGATATTGTACTTCACGGTAAAAGTTTTCCGCCAAGTTTTCATTCACAATACCGTCAGAAGCGGCAAAGAATGATAATACATTTTTAATGAAATACTGTTCATTTTCAGTAAGCGTTTCCCAATCTCTGATGTCGTTAGTTAAATCCACTTCTTCAGCCGTCCAAAAAGCCGCTTGGTGTTGTTTATAAAATTCCCAAATGTCATTGTGTTCAATTGGGAAGATGACAAATCGACCAGGGTTTTCAACTAGTATTTTTTCCATGTTTAAAATTTAATTATTAATTATTTGTTTGAGTTTCTTTTTGTTTTCTTTTTTCAAGAAGTTCACGAACTCGTTGTCTTTGTCTTTCTTCTTTTTGTTCTTCAAGACCTAAGAAAGTCATTGAGCTTTCAGTGTCAATTTCAATCATTGCATTGTCAAACTTACAATTCTCAAAGACAACCCCATCGTCACCAATTCTAGACTTTGTAATAGCGATAGTTGCCAATTTAAGCTCTTTCTGTTGGAGAGTCTTAGCGACTGATATAATAACATGTCCTACTTGAGCCTTTTTGATGGATCCACCCATCTGATCAGTTGTTACCACTTCTGAAGATATTGATGAACGATTACCTTGTGTTGCAGTCCATCCAACTATATTCATCTCGTGACACATTGCCTCAAATGCTCTCATTACAGAACCTTCACTTTTCCATTCATCACCCAAGTTTTTATCTGGTACTATACAATCAATATAATCTAAAACAATCATATCAACTTTGATCCCATCAGAAACCATTTTTCTAATTTGGTTTTTGATTTGTAACATCGTCATAGTATCAGACGGTAGTTTTTTCAAGATTAACTTGTTAGGCATTGACTCCTCAATTTCAATAACTCTTTTCATAACTTCTTCTTTTTTCTCTGACAAATCGTCAGGATGAACCTTGGTCCATAAAGTGAAGTGTTTACGCTGTATAACTTTTGGATTGTCCTCAAAAAAGATTTGTAAGACATTAAAACCTAAGTTAAATGCGTGGTTTGAGATCTTGGTTAGAACCGTTGACTTACCAACACCTGTAGGTGCTAAGATAACGCCAATTTCTCCTTTTGCCAAACCTCCTTTTAATAATCTGTCAATTCCCGGAATCCCCATTGGGATTGGGTGTCTGTAATCCTCCTCAAGTACTTGATCAAGGTTTGAGAATACATCTAACATTGATGTATCTTTTGCTCCAACCTGAAGGGCTGTTTTCACCATCTCTTCGAGGGTATCATAGTTTTCAAACTCACCCCCGTCAATGATCTTTTGTGCTTTTCCCATTACCTTTTGAAGTTCTTGTTGTTTACAGAACTTTAGAGCCTTTTCTTGTACAAAACCTACTCCATCGATAGGTGCATCTTTAATTTTCTTAATCGTATCTAATACAATTTTAGATGCCACCGCTTGTTGTAATTCAGATTTTGTGATTTGTTCAAGTGTCTCAAATGATGGTGTGTGATCGTATTTTAGATAATATTCCTTAACCATTTGAATGATGATCTTGAAA